ACGCCTTGGGATTGCTTGCTGACAATCAGCCGTTGCGTTTGTGCGAAGAAATCCGGCTCTTTGGAAAACGGACAGCGTCCACACACTGACAACGGAACGATGCCACCGTGTACCATGTCCTTCGTGTTGTCGCACTCGCAGTGCGTTTCTGTAATGGCACCACGATAGACACACGGTTTCATGTTGGAACCGCCTTCACCGTAATTGTGTCAGGTATTCCATTGTTTGCACGGTACGGATTCGGACACGGTCCCCAGTTTGCACTGGTTCCGCTGCCCTGCGTTTTCACCCATCGCTTGAACGGATACACGGTCGCGCACAATCCATAACAATGGTATCGTAGGCTGTTCGTTCCAAGACAATCCACCGCCTGCCCTAACTCCAAATCGTTCGGGTCTTTGACGTACCACAATTCCCGCAACTGCGTATTTGTCGAGTTCGTTTTGACCTCAAACTGCAAGCCCGCTGCCATCTTGTAGGTGCCGTAAACCAACTTGTCTGCATGTGGGCAATACGCGCCCGTCGTGCCCGGCGGTTGGGACCACACCACAACCCACGCCTTCGCTCGCACTCCATCACGCACCCGCAACGGGCTGTCCAGCGGAACCGTGTAATCCAGCAACTTCGCCCGCTCAACCGTTTCCCACCAACAGCAATGCCCTAAGCCGTCAATGTTGCGTTCCTGCCTGAACAGGGAATACCGCTTTCTGCCACTGTAGAACTGGCAGGCTGGCCAGTAAACTGGATCGTATGACTCACCGGCATTGTATGTGATGTCCATATCAAAACGCACCGGCGCGATTTCGTCGAGACAACCCGAGCAGCCGCGCGTGGGTACTGGTACGCCCGATGAATTGCTTTCGCTTCCTGTTGCCGGTACGCTGTCAAACGGCTCAGAAGACTGTGGCGTGCCCTGACATAGACAATCGCAGCCAATCAGCATCTTACGGCCCTCCTACGCCTGCAGACGCCTCGGGCTGTACGCTTGCGAGCAGGCTGGATGCACCTTGGCTGTTCGGTCCGCAATCGGCTTTATACGGCGTCCATTCGCCGCACATGAATTCAATGCCAATCAGCGTGTCCGCGTCAATCGAGATGTTTTCAAAACGGTTGACGACCGTAACGGTTTCGTTCGTCACTTCCAAATCACCGGCAGCCGTCCGGCCAATCAGGTGCGCGGTTGCTGTGCTCGGGTCTGCAAACATGTCAACGGCTGCCAATAAATCCGCGTCGAGGATTGCCCACCGGCGTTCATATCCGTGCGAATATGTTCCACGCTGCGGCGTTTCGTTGCGTACGCGCCGTGTTACCTCACGCACTACACGCTCAATCTGCTGCAGTGCCCTGCGCCCCAAAACGTAACCGTCACTCATGACAACGGCAGCCCTGAAAACGCCTTCGTTTCGTACACCGTAAAGGACCGATACACGACTGTAGATGGCGTCGGATTTGCCAGCTTGCCGCCTGATCCGTTCAACATGCCTGGCTGCCCTGTGTCGAACATGGCAACGGCTCCGCCGACCTTATACCGAAACCCCGCGTCCAACAACTCCAGCAGCCACCCGTTCTTCTGCAGGTGAATGGTGAACGTGACCGGATAGAATGACGTTCCGTTGCGCTTTTCTTTCGCCGCCACTGTGACCGATTGCATTTTGGCCTTGCCAATTGCCACGCTGAAACCGTCGATTGTAAATGCATCGGAATTGACGGCGTCCTGATAACTCAGGATCCAGCTCGGCACCGCCGCCAGATTTTTCGTGATGGTCACAGTTCTGCGGCTGTCGTCCATCATTGCGGGCGGGTCATAGTAGTCACCAAAACTGTTTACGATTGCGTGCCCGCTGGTGTCCTCAACGGCAACCTTTTGAAACTGCTCGCTGCCCCACGTGATGATTGCGGGATCGTTGATCGGGTTCGTTGTCAGTTCGTATTCGCTGGAATACTCTGCAGTAACCTTCCACCCCTTCCACGGATCATCATTGCTGACGTTTAGGCTGACACAAAACGCCCCAGCATCTGACGGGTGCGCCGATCCAATCAGCGGCAATCCTGATGCGCTGCCGACTGCGTATGCGTCGTCCGATTTGCTGGACGTCTCCAATTTCCACCGGCGCGAATACGTTCGCACGCCCTTCGTATTTGTTGCGGTCCTGCCGCCCGGATCTTCGCCTAAATTCGTAACGGCCATTACGGCACCCCAACAAATTCTTTGATCTTGCCAATCACCCCGCCGCCCTTAATCAGCTCGACGATATCCACCAGCGGCTCCACCGTCGCCTTCGTCTGTTTTTCCGTTGCCGTCAACAGCGGATCCCGCTTGCCCATCATTGCCGTGACAATTGCGGAATACGCATCTGCACTGCCTTTCTGCATGGCACCGGCCAACCGCTGCTCCTGTTGTGGCTTCGATTCGCTTTGCCCAAACATGCCGGAGAACTGATTTAGTATCGCGGCCCCCTCAAAGGCTTTCTGCTGCATCACATTCACCCCAGCCCCAAACAGCTGCTTTCCAAAATCCGCAGCGCGTTCAAGGAACGATGTTGCACCCGCCTTCGGCATGGCGGGCTGTTGTGGCAACAAATCGAGATTCGGCTTTACCTCGGGTTTCGGCTGTGGCTTTAGTCGGCTCAGCACGTCATTCAGTCGCGCCACCGCCTGATCCACTCCCGTGGGCTGCGGCGCGACCGGTGCCCGTGGCTTATTGCCTCTCACTGCGTTTCCGATTGCCGTGCCTATCATGTTCGGCACAAACATGACCACAGATTCCGCGATGCCCATCGCCTGCCGTTTGCCTTCGGCCTGCAACCACGCCAGCATCTCCGACCACTTTTGTTTAATGCCCTCAATCGCCACGTCAAACGATGCCAGCAAAACGTCTTTGAAGAATCCCAGCTTGTCACCCAACGCCCCGATTGACTCAATCATGTCGCTGGCCCAATCCAGCAATTTCGTGGCGTGTGGCAACGCCTGATTTCCTATTGCTGTGGCAACAACCAGCACATTATTTTTCAGCCGCGCAAACTGCCCACTCAGGCTCTTGCTCAGCTTGCTCAGTGAATCCGTCTGCAAACTCATTTCATACAATGCCCGCCGCACGTCATTGAATGAAATCTGTCCCGCACTGGCTGCGGCTGCCACATTGCCGAATCGCTTCGCCAAATGCTGCATCAACATGATGTTGCGTGTGGAAAACTCCTGCAGGTCCTGCAGACTTGCGGTGCCCGTCGTTCGCAACTGTGCAAACATCCGCGTTAGCTCGCCGATGCTGTTGTCCGACATTGCCGCAATGTTCGCCAACATTGCCAGATCGCTTGTCAATTCTTTGATCGGTGTTTGCACGCCCAACAACTGCACGGCAGCAGCTTTAATGTCCATCTTGCTGAATGGTGTGGCTCCGGCAAATGTGTTCAGCGTGTTTACCAATTCAGCAGCCGTTTTTGCGCTGCCCGTCAGCACCTCCAACTGAATCGCCAGCTTCTCCGCGTCAGCTGCCAGTGTCAGCATCCCACCACCGGCCAGCACCGCACCCAGTCCCGACAACACCAGCCCCAACGGCCCCAATGCGGACGATACAAACGCCTTTATTGCGGCCCCTGTCGTCTTTGCCACCACGCCCAGCGTAGCCATCGGATTGATCACCGCACGCAATGCCGACGCAACGCCACGCAAAACGCCCTGCAATGCTGCGCCGACAAATCCCAACCGGCTCAGAATGCCTTGTGTTGCACGTCCGGCAAGCCCCACCGCAAACAGGGCTGTTGCAACCGCTTTGAGTCTGGGTGGCAGCAGGTCGAACAAATACCGCAGGATCTTGATTTGCAGCTGCAGTGCCTTGAACTGCACGAACAGCTTAAACGCACCGCTTGCCAATCCGATGAACGGCCCGACCACTGACAGCATAGCCCGCGCCAGAAACATCACGACGCCCGCCACCGCTTTCAACGGCAGCAGCAGCACCTTCGCCGCCTGTGCCAGCATCGACACGGCAGACCACAGCAACCGCAACGGGACCAGCAGCATTCTGGCACCATCGGCAATGACGCCAAACACCCACGCCAATGACTCCAGCGTCCTCCGTGCCGCGATTGCTCCAATCAGCACCGTGTGCAGGCCATGCGATGCAGTCGCGGTGCCTGTGGCCACCAGATTTCCGGAATTGCCCAGCATTGTTGCCGCAACAGATGCCGCGTGCGTGGCTGCTGCAGCCTTGTCCACCAGTTCCTCATACCGTCGCACCTGCTCCGCTGCGGCCTGTGTGGCCACGCCCAGATCACCCATGCGCTTACTCGCTGCGTCCAACTGCTGCGGCAGTTCCCTTGACGCACTCAGGCTATCCAACGAATGCGCGGCTTCGGCGGTGCGTTTTGCTGCGGATCCAAACGACTGCAACGCCTGCTGACTGCGCTGCATCGCTTGCTGGAAGCTTCGGGTGTTTGCCTCCAGATTGACCACCAGGCTTCCGACGCTCGCCATTATTTGCCCGCCAATCTCTGCAGGTGTTTTCCTATCGCCTCGGCAGACTCTGCAGGACTCAACTGCCGATCCTCTGACCGTGGCAACCACGGCGCAAAATCCGCAGCCTTCATTGACGCCCCGCAGAACCCTGCGACCAGCTCACCAATACGTGCCAGAATCAACTCAATCCCACGGACTCCGACCGGCTCCACAACATCGGCAATCTGCCACTCACGCCACTGCTGCGGCGTCATTGCGTCCAGCATGGCGTCCGGATCATGCCAACCCGTTGCCGCCGCCAGACGCAACGCCAAACGCCGCTCGGTGTCCCTCCTCAGTTTCCCACTGTGGCCTCAATGTCCTCCTTCGTGAACCCGCTTAGCCGCTGCGCCACGTTGACGATTCTTTCCAGCACGTCAGCCCGCTTCGCCCCAATGGCCTGCACGTCTTCCGGCAGGAAAATTGCCTGCCCGTTGTCGTCCTTGCAGCAGGCAACCACCAGACGTTCCCGGAACTCCTGCACCCGTGCATCAATCGTCTGGCCGTTTTTCCCCGCAAACTGCTTTTCAAATGCCGTCCGCTCGCGTGCGGTCATGCCCCATACCGGAATAACGGCGCCGGCCTGCAGTTCGGGAATCGGCACGTCCTCCTTTGGACGATCGGACAACCCAGCCAGAAACGCACCACGGTCCACCACTAACCTACTCATCGTCAGCCCCTCCAGAATTCGGCCCGAGTATCTCTGACCCGTCCGCATTGTACCCAAGCAACTCGCCGCGCTTAAAACGCTCGCGGTCCTCCGGATCAATGCCACGTGCCAGCATTTCCCGCGCCAACAACACCTTATCCCGGCCCTGCCGCCAATTCGGCACAGCCGCCTCCGCTTCATCGTCCGCCGGTTCTGCATCACCATTGCCGACCAGCAACTGCACCGCTCTGCGGTCCACGTCAATCACAGTTCCAACACGCCAGAACAATACACCCCCGGCCCGTTTCTCGATGCCATCGTGAACCGTGCCAGGTGGTGCGTTCAGGTCTTCCCGTATCAACCGGATTCTCATGTTGAGTACGCCAGCAGGCCAGTCAATTTGATCGACACATCGGCCTTCAACCCGTCATTCATCGCGCCGGTGAAACCAAATGTCAGCCCGGCCCCGGTGAATGCGGATGTCGTTGGCGTCGCATCGGTGAACGTGATGTTGTAGACCATGTCCGCCGGCGTCGTCAGCAGGTCCGTCAGTGCCTGGTGTGCCGCCAAGTCCACGTCGTAGAACATGCTGAAATCAAACGTGCCGCCCTCGGTGTATCCCGTTTGGCTGTATTCCTTCCCCGCTCCGCTCGTGTCAATCGTCGTGGCATCGTAGGTTTCCGACTCCGCGCCGCTGTGACTGAATTCCGTGATTTGTCCGATTGCCGTCAAAACGGTAGCAATCGTGCATTTGATAACAGTGCCTTTGACCTTCAGTTTTGCCACGATTGGCTCCCTTCATTTTGACCTGAAAAATCGTTCCGTTGACCGTTCCATTGCAGCCTGCATCGCGGCCCGTGCTCGCTCGTTTGCTCGCTCCTTGGCCCGCTGTGCAAAATTCGGCTGCTGTGCTTTCAATATGCCGCGATTTGCTCGGGTGCGATTCGTGAATCGCTGCCCAGTCTTGAATGAACCCAACACCCACCAATGCCACGTGCCTGACGTGATCCCAAGCCCCCGGCTGCCCCTGTTGACGTTCTGCCGGTTTATATGTTTACCCACACCAACACCCACACGCCCAGCCACCATTGTGCTGCTCGTCTTGCGGTCGAATCGGTAGCCGACTTCCGCCGCCATGTGCTGCACCTGCGGCTTCATGTCCTCCTGCATCTGCTCACCAATCGCCCGCAACCCAGCCCGCACCACAGACAACGCCAACCCACGCTGCCCGAACTCAGCGAAGTCTGCAAATAACACCTCCACCTCGTGCAGGCCCTGCAGATTCACGTTGACGGTCATGCGTACCTCATCTCATTCCCGCTGACGTCAAAGCCGTTCGGTGTCACCACCTCAAACGCTGCTGCCCCGTCTTTGCGTGCATGAATGCGATACGTGGTTCGTGCTGTGTCGGACCAATCAAAAGGCGGAATGCCCATCGCTGGACATTCCACCGTCCACGTATAGCTGACTCCGTTGACGGTTCGGCTGATGATGTCACCAACCGCAGGTGTCCCGAGTGTGTAGCTTGCGACTGACATTAACCAGTCGCAAGCTTCCACCACCGTCTCAGATGTCTCGTCAATGACAACCTTTTGACTCTGCCCCTGAACGGCGTCGGCAATTGTCACCACGGACGCGCCACGGGTAACCGTAACGGACACGCCTGCAGTGCGTCGGATCATTTTCAGACCCGCTCCAATTGCTGACTCAAGAGCAGATGCCACATCAGGTCTCCAAGGCTTCAGT